ATCCATAAATACTGATCCTATTTGACCGAATCCTAGATTCCCTGCCTCTACTACTGAGTATTTTTGTTTTCCACCAGCCATCTTTTTTCTCCTTCGTTACGATACCTTACCGAGCTTGACTACTCTCATGGGTATCTTGGTTAAATTTTTATGTTAATTCAGCTCTTTCCATTGTTTCTTGTACTGTCATTTAGGTAACCGAAAGAAACTTAGCACCTAAAGTATTTGCTCCCGCTGCGTCACCATCTGCATTTCCAGACCTAATATGAAGAGTATTCGCGTTTGCAACTCCTCGTAGTGGGAAAACTACACTTTCATTCGCAGCCAGCACAGCTACTTCAATACCACTAGTCCCAGTTGCATGAGATTGTACAATTAAATAATCTGCTGTATTAACAGTTGTGCCTATTGTTGCACTAGATGATGCTTGCTGAAATCCTGTATTTTCAATATACACAAATTGAGCTGCTGCTAAAGATGGTAATGTTGTAGTACTTCCAGAACTATTAGCTACAGCTGGAGCTGTTAAATAATAAGGAGCCCCAGATGCAAACCCATGAGTAGTATTCGTCAAATCATCAACACTTAATGTAAAGTCTGCACTTGAACATCCTAATGTTTGTTGAACTTCAGTCATAATAACGTCTACTGATCGAGTTGCGTAATCTTGTAGTATATCAACAACCTCCCCAGTGAACCCATATTGTTCAGTTACTGTCTCTAATGGTGTTACGCTGATAGAGTATCTTAATTTACCAGCCATATTTATCTCCTTCGTTGCGCAACTTATTGTTGCGGTTGTTGTTGCGGTATCCCACCGCTGATTAATAGTTGTAAGCCTTGATTGTATTCAGCCTTCAACTGTTGATACTGACCCTGTTTCCATTGGTAATCCATACCATGTTTCTGGATCTTTGATCCATAGTTCTGGATATCGGCTCCATACTTGGACAGCTTACTTTGATTGCTTTCCGCTACTTTCTGGAGTTCGTTTACGTATCGCTCCATAGATGTACGGAATGTTTCTGTGTTTTTCTGTAAGTCGCTGGTAAACCTGCTGGTTTGTGCCTGTACTTCAGAACTGTATTTACTCATATCATAGCCTGTTTCAGCTTGATATTCCTGCAAAGCTTTTTGTATATCTTGCTGATAGACACTTAGATCAGATCCAAAACTAGCTGTCTCTTTTTGTATATTAGCAGAATAATTCTGTAGACTGTTTGTATAATCAGTCTGATATTTTTGGAAGTTTTGATTCCATTCTTCATTTACCCATGTCTGAATAGTTGTATTTACCTGTGCTTGATATGATGAGATCTCAGCCTGATACTTAGCCATATCTGCTTGATATTCCTGAACGCTCTTTTCATAATTACGCAATGCATTCTGGAGTCCTAATTGAGTATCTTTATCCATATTAGCCTTGCGTGAAGTATACTCTTGTTGTGCATTCTGTACTGCTACTTGAGTATCTTTACCAAGATTCTGTGTCTTTCTTTGTATGTCTTGTTGGTATACAATATTATCTTTATTAAAAGAGTTTAAAGCACTTTGTATATCAGCACTGTATTTCTGTATATCTGTTTGCCTCTCAGATTGCCATACTCTTAAATCACCCTCAAGATTTTGCTGATATTCTTGAACTTCTTTAGCAACTTCTGTTTGATAGCTTTGAAGTTCATTAGAGTATTTCTGGAGTAATTGACCATCATCACCAGATGCTAATTGCGCATCCTGTATAGCGATTTGAAGATCAGTTTGATATTCTACATTTTCCTCGTTAAACTTGTTAAGATTATTTTGTATATCGCTACCATACTTTTGCAGATCAGTTTGCCTTTCTGCCTGCCATACTCTTAGGTCTCCTTCGAGATTCTGCTGATACTCCTGTACTTCTTTAGATACTTCAACCTGATAAGCCTGTAATTCGTTGGAGTATTTCTGTAATACTTGTCCATCATCCGCAGATGAAAGTTGCGCATTTTGTATAGCTACTTGCAGGTCTGCTTGATATTCTACATTAGCATCATTAAAAACATTTAACTGATTCTGTATATTAGCCTGATACTCACCGATCTGTGCATTGATCTCCTGAATTTTTGCTGATGCAAGCTCTACATCTTCATCTGTAGATATAAATGTATCTACTGTGCTGAAAGACGGAGCAACAACAGGTCCTGTATAAGTTGGAGCTGTAGAACTAAAACTAACTGAATTAGAACTAAGTGCTGGAGCTACTGGTATTGCAACGCTAATAGTCAAATCTGATATAGTTGGAGCTGAACCAAGACTAACAACAGGCTGTACATAAGTAGGTGCAGTACTTGAGAAACTAATACTGTTAGAACTAAGTGCTGGAGTTACTGGTATTGTAGCACTGATAGTTAGATTACCTATAGATGGGGTAGCACCCAATGAAAGCACTGGAGCTACATAACTTGGTGCAGTCTCTGTCATAGATGCCATATCGCTTACTGTAACAATAGGCTGAACTATATCAGATACACTTGCATCTGTGTAAGTAAAACTTGGAGATGCTGGAGTGACTGGAGCTGCAGGCAGTGATATACTTCCAACTGATCCAAGCGATGGTGCTGAGTAAACAGGTGATACAAAGCTTGGAGAAGAGGGTACACTACTGAAATCTACATCAGCACCCGCTGGTGCGGGTGTCAGAACAAAAGCACTTGGTACGGTAAATGTAGGCAGACTCTCTGATATACTTCCCAATACAGGTTCTGGTACATCACTAGGAAGACTGGATGTTTTATCTGCCATTAAACGCTGTAAACATCTTATTGCACCGCCAAGAACCAGTAAACGCTCTGCTTCCTGCGGAAAATTAGTAACTGTACTTCCACCATGAACTATAGCTGTACTACCGTCTGATGTAGGTATCTTAGGTACATAATGTAAAACTCCTGCAGTAGCACCGCTTCCCGCAGTTCCATTTACTTTAACAACCTCATCTTCAATATAATAGACCGCATCTGTATCGCTTGCCGCATATATAGATGCAGTATCATTGTATTTTGCTTTCTGGATAGCAGGTATTTCTCTAGCTGGTAAGTCATCTTTATCTACCGCAAGAACTCTTTTACCTGCAGTTGTTAATCCTGAGGAAGAAACTGCTGCTGTTTTAGCAACAGCTAATAGTTTTTGAGGAGGAAGCGTACTAATTATCTCAGCACCTATATCCTGTATAGATGTTGAAATAAGATCGTCATCACCAACTGATCCGATTAAATCTTCTATTTGTGTTTTAAAACTCATCCTGATATTGCCACTTCAGTAAATGTTGTTGCTGTATTACTAACTGTTGAAAAGGTTGTTGTATCAACCCACTCTAATGGTAAACTACTAGATGCTACAAGAGAATCTTCCCAATTAGTAGCCGTAAGGTCTTCCCAATAAAAAGTTTCTGGTAGTACTAAAGTAAAAGTTGTACCATCTGCATCTATTGTTACTTCTGTAAAAGCCATTAGTAATCATATGGGATCACTGAATAAGCAGTTCCATCCCTTCCTTTATTTGCATATTTCTTACCTTCTCTAACATCATCATTAAACAAACTTCTGAAGTAACCAGCTTGTCTAATTAATTGGGGTTTTAACTCGTACCCCTTTGCTATTGCGTAATTCGCCAATGTTTCATGAAATTCTGCTGGAATAGCTGGAGATTCAGCCATAGCAATGCCAGTTCCAGATGCAACAAAATCTTCATCCAGTTTTACAGCATGAACATTAACTGTCTTTACTTCAGATACAGATGTATAACTTGTAGTATTGTCTGTAGTTGTACGCTTTGCAATAGCAATTGCATCACGCTCTATCCACCATACGTGCTTTAAAGCACCTGTTCTAGCATCATCAGCCATTATGCATCCGTATCTATTTTTTCAGGCGGAACAGCCAATCTGGGTATTTCATAATTATCATAATCTACTCTTGTAACTTCTAAAATATCATCATCAAGATTGTAATAACGCTGATCTGCAACAGTTGGAAATGTGTACAACTGATTCAAAATTCGTGTTTTTCTACAGAACTCGTCTAATGCGCGGTTTAGATACAAACGTATCTGAGTCTCACCCAATTCAGGATGATGTTGCTTAACGAGTTCTATTAATTGTTTCTGTGTCATAATGTTAAATCAGAGGGGCATTACGCCCCCCTGATTCGTTTATTTGGGTATTAGCCTGAATGCTCACCACCTGCATCTGCAACAACTGCATGAGTTACGTAATAGTTTGAACCATCACATAAAACTTCAATCCAGTCACCGACAGTTGCATTACTGGCATCGAAAATAACTTTATCAGAATCAGCAGTAATTACTGTATTCGTATCGCCCATTTCTATGCCAACCATCTTATCCGCTGTGCCACCAATGATATCAAAATCATTAGCACCTGCAGTACCTAGAATAAACTTTGCTGTCCATCCCTTAGCAGTTACTGCCGGTATAGTGATATCATAAGCAGCTGCCTGTGAGCAAATGAATACTTTACCACTATCTGCAACACCAAGCGTTTTTGTTTCAGCAAGAGCTTCCACACCTGCACCCGAACCTCCTAGATAAGGTCTAGCCATAATTAACCTCCCTTAACTAATCTGGAATAGTTTATGACTCTCAATCAGTGTTACGCCAATACCTTCATCAGAGAAATACTGATCTTTTACACCATCGTAAGCATCATCTGTTAAGATGTTTGCCTGGAACTTTGGCGCACGGTATTGTGCATGAAACAGATTCTCATCAGATGTAACAAGCATTGTCTTGTTATATGTCTGACGTAAAGCTGGAGTTGGAATCAATTGCAATGCTCCATGAGGCGTTTCAAGAACCCGGTAATTAAAACCGAGAGCATCACGCTTCATATCGCCAAGGCTTACTGTCCAACCAGAGTTACCTGCCATACCTGAAGAACCAGCCATCTTAGACCAGTAGCTTAAAGCTCCTGCTCCGCAGAAAGCACGCTTAACACCAGCTTCTGGAACATACTGGAATACTTTTTCCATATCGTCCACAAAGTCGCCATATCCATAACTTGCTTCAGTTATAGTAAAACGACTCTGATCTGCTCCAGATGAATCACCATGCTTTTCAATCGCAGGGATAATACCCATTGTTGCACGAACTTGATTGCTGTTTGCATCTGTAAGATCATCATCTGAGAAAGCACCAGTGATATTGATTGGAGAACGGCCAAATAGAAACGCACGTTCCTTTTGGATCTTATGTTCCTGTGATTTCTGATCACGCAGTCTTGACAATTCAGATGATTCGCCACGCAAAGCAGCTTGCAGGATTG